CAGCATAAGAAAGAATGTTGTTAACAGCAGCTGAAGTTGTTACTCCAGGTGCGTTAAGCACTAATGGGCTTGTTACTGTGTCAAAAGCAGGCATTCCGTTTGCAATATCTGATTCTGTTACTGCTGTACCGTTGGCTCCTGCTGCAAGTGGCTCTAGTGATACGATGCCTGGATTTCTAGTTGCGCCAGTTGCTGCAGAGTTTGCGTCTACAGCTGTAATGATAGTTGACGTGTTGTTAATAGCAGTAGGAGCATAACGAGCATCTCCAACTGTCATGTTTAAATCAGTAAAACGTTCAGCAAGAAATGCTGAGGTTGTTCCACCGTTAAACACAGCTATATCAAAGTGGTTAGCTAGTGAAGAGTTAGTGATTGTGATGTAAACACTATTTCCCCAAGTACCAGCGTTTTTAGCAAAGATGGTTAGTGTTGGGTCTGTTGTTGCAGAACGGTCATCAAATGAACGTGTTGCAGGAGCAGCAGCACCAGCAGTTACTCTTTTAATCCAAGCTTGGTTTCCACCGTTTGCAAAGAATAAGTAAACAGCGGTTGTTAATGTATTTAAAGTACCCCATGAACCGTACAGGCTAGTGTACTGAGTCCACGAAGTAACCAATGTTGGGTCTGTAGGACCCTTATCTGCAGCGCCAATAAATGCAGCAACCGAAGTTGATGATGGCCCCGCTAATGGTGGTATTGGATTGAGGGTTTCCTCAACATACACACCAGGACGTAGGTAAGACATTAGGTGTTCTCCTTAGTTTAGTTTCATTAGGTTACGAGTATTAAACTTCTGATAGTCCGGATGGGATGTTCGTTGGGTTTTCGTTTATCAGTACTTCCTCTACCCAAGCAACGGAATCTCCGCTAGTTGGGGTACTTTCGCTTGTTACAAGAACAGTGAACACGTTTCGGAATAGCCGACGTCCGTCTTCCACTGTGTCTCGTTTAGCGAAATCTTGTAGTATGAGGTGCCTGTAGGAAGTTTGAGTTCCTAAATCATTTTGCACTGGTAGATAACCTCTGTTAGCAACAAAATCATTATTAAGTAAATGAGCAATAATAGCTCTATCGTGTCTAGGGTGCCTTGCATAGCTAGTAATTTGATACATCAAATCCCACGCTGCTGGCATTTCATATTCAAACACTTCTCCATTTGCAGGAGATACAGTTCCTTGTCTATCGTTATCAATCATAAATCCAGATGCTTGTCTGTAGCGTGCCCACTCTACTCCTATTAATTCAATTGTGACATAGGGATAAGACTGGTTTCTTAGCTCTACATCAGGGTTAGAAAACCACGCTTGAACTGAACGAGAGTTGTTTTTTTCATCTGAAACCACAATTCCTTGAAGTAAAGTTTTTAACGCTTCGTCTTCAGAAATAATAAATGTCATGGAAGAATCCCTTCGTCAAACAGGTAATCTATAGAGGTATCAACAAGAACATTTTCAATTCTAGTTTTATTAGCTTTTGCAAATTTTCTAAAAACTGGGCTGGGAGGAGTTATGCCATCGCCGTACTCAAGGTCCTCTATTCTTGAAGATAAGTCCTCTGGGTATTCAACATCCATAGAAGTATTTGTAACCACTACACGAAGTTGCTTTGTTAATGCCACAGGCCACCCAGCAGAAACTGCGTCTTTACGCATAGCTTGGGTCAAAGGCTTATTTAGAGTCTTAGTAGACTGAGTGAGGGCGGGAATTAATTCTTTACTGTTCATTTACGCCGTACCGCTTTACCTGCTAACGCCCCTATGGCTAATCCTACCCAGAACGAACTAATACCCTTACGGTCAGTAGCTGCATCTGCGAACCCTCGAGCAAAATCTGCTTCAGTAGGTTCAGAGACTTTTCTTTCCTTGTCTCTGTACAAATAGGACATAGCAATCTCCAATGGAGTATCAGGGTCGAACGCAAGGGGTACAGCTTTGATTCCCGCATGGAATCAGTTCAATAATAAAGCAAAAGGCCCCCTTTCGGGGGCCCAAGCTTCTACTTCTTTTTGTCATCCTTATCGGACTTCTTAATCTTCTTAATAATCTTTGCGTCAATCTTCTTATCTTCAGCCATGGTCTTTGGCTTTTTCTTCTTGCCGTGAGCTTTATCAGCCTTCTCAAACTTGGCCTTTTCGTCTTTATCAAAACCAGCCTTTTTGAGCATCTTGGTGTCTTTCTTTTTATCTTTATCTTCTGTGTACTTTCCCTTTTCAAATGGTTTAGCCATTAGGGTCCTTCTTTCCGCAACCACAGTTGCCGCATTTGCACTCTGGCATTACATGCCTTTTTTTCTTACCATAGAAGACTTCTTGCCCTTTGCGGGAGCTGCCTTTTTAGCAAACTTTTTATTTGCTGCTTTTACAGTTTTCATGCCGTGCTTGTCTTTTGGCTTACCGCAGCCACATGTAGCGCACATTACTTCTTCTTCCGTAGAGCAGCGAAGTCAGAACCTTCTAGCTTTCCGTCTTTGTCTGCATCAAGCTTCTTTTGCTTTGGAGACATACCTTTTGGAGCAGCTTTCTTAGCAGCTTTTTTCTTAGGGCCTTTACCAAAGCCTGGTTGACCTTTTTTCTTACCGCATCCGCACATAGCGCACATTATTTTTTGCCTTTCTTAGGTTTAGTTACTTTGGATTTACCCTTACCTTCAGGAACACAGTTCGGCACTTTTTTACCATCTTTGTTCTTGAATCCTACTTGGACATATCCGTCCCAACATGGGTTAGTTCCGCTTGGCATTACTTACCCTTCTTGTGGGAGTTGCTTGGCTTACTGTGCCAATCTTTAACTGCCTTTACACCTTGCTTGACAGTCTTTGACCCACCAACTTTAGTTAGATTAATCTTATCGTACTTGCCTGTTTTTTGGCCTAAGTGGTCAACAATGACCTGGTCTTTTTTCTTAGAAACTTTATGACCAGTTCCACCAACTTTAAGAGTAACAGGCTTCTCTTTCTTTTTCATTTTGCTCCGCCTCGTTTGTATCTGATAGTAGCTTTTGGCTTACGAACAATTCCGCCTTTTTTCTTTCGAGCCATGGCTCCACCTGACTTGTACTTGCTACCAGTCAAGGCAATGCTTACTGACTTTTCAGGGTTCTTACCCGCTGATTGTCCAATACGTTTTCCCATGTTTCCTCCTTATGCTTGGGCGTACGCCAAGAATTGACTATCGTTAACCAGCTCATCTGGCATAACTTGAATTAGGTCCAGAAGAACTAGAGTATGTCGTTCAGATACCACACCAACTTGTTGAGCTTTAATTGGTCTATAGACTTGACCCTTCCATACAACTCTGTATTTAGTAGTCAAGTCAACTGCGTTTTTAATATTACCTCTTTGATTAAACAGGTCTGGACTGGCACTTCGTAGGTCATCAATGTTTAAAGTCATGTGCAAAGTATCAGCGTTGTAGAAACCTCGCTCATTTTGAGCTCCAGTTCCTTGAGTAATAGAGGCTCTGACTACAGACAGTAGGTGCGGACCAACCCAAACACGACCGCCTCCTAGAGGTTCTACGTCGTAAATAGGGTCTCTTACACTTGCTGCTGAATTAAATACCCACCACTGAGCCTTAGTTCCAGCTGGGTTTGTTAAGTCGGAAGTAATGCCGTCGCCAATAGAATCTAATTCAAAATCTGAATCAAATCGTCCACCTGGGGTATAGGCTCTCATTACTCTCCTTGGTAAAACTGCAAATTAATTTTAAGTCGTGGGTCTGAGGGGTTTAACTCAACAGCCTTTGTCCCATGAGTAATAGCTTCCTCTATTTTACCTAATTTGTACGCAGATAATGCTATAAGGTCATGAGGAAGTGAGCCCCATGCTTCGGCTTCGTTTAGATAAGCCAGTGGTTTTTCAACAATAGCCAAAGCTGTCTTAGCGTTGTTGTAGCAAGCTTCCCAGTCATTTAATTGATAGTAAGCGTTTGCTAAATCTACCCAGGGCTCTCTAAATTCAGGAGCTTCTCTTGCCGCTTCGTTTAAATACTTTATTGCATTTTCTGGGTCGCACTTTGCCATATATCTCCAAGATGCAGCTCGCTCTGGAGCCCACCTGGCCGTCTTAAGCTCAAGGTGACGTTTAAACTCTGTTAACGCTTTCTCGTATAAACCGT